TGCTGAAGATGCTGGCCGTCACCTGCTTTTGCCCTGGTTTAGGCGTAAACTTGACCTTCACAGCGCTGTATCTGTCGGGGTCGAAGGTGACTTTGAAAGCAGGTCGACTCGAAAACTTGGCGATGACCTTGTTCAAATTGACAGACGAATTCAAAGAGAAATTGGTGTTGATCATCTTGATACTCGCCTCTTGGGTCGGCGGGAGTTCCTTCAGGTCCAGAACCACTTTCAAAATAAAGGCGAGTTGGCCTAGAATACGCTTACAATCGAACAAGTCCGAACACCCCGCGACCTGAATAGACCCGTTGGGAAACAACTTGATACTTTTTCGAGAATACACATCCTCGTAGCCGATAGTCACCTGGTTATAAAAGGCTGTCTCTTTCATCTTCCATTCGAAACCGCGGAACCGCGAGCCCCGACGGCGGACTGTGATGGACCCGAGCTTGGCAAAATTCTCTCTAAATTTCTTCAAGTCAATATCCTGAAGAAATTTGGAACACATAGTGATGGTTGTGATTCGGACCCACGAGGGCGCGGGGCGCGCCGAGTCCTGAACCAACCGCCCTCGAATCGCATTCAGATTCTGAATGTACTGGAACGTGGACTCCATGCTTTGCTCTACACTCCTTAAGCTCTCTAAGCCTTTAAGCCGGGCAGGACACGTTTTTTAGGAGCACTCCTCAGTACCCCGCAGTTTCCTTTGCGTCGTCATATGGCTCGGGCAAATAATAAGAAGTTGTGGCAACACTTGGTGATGGTGCCGTCGGTACTTTGAGTTTACTAATTTGATCCGTCGTCAAGACTGTTGGCCAGAAATAAGTGTTTGCAACTTTGAGAGATCCACCCTGACTAAAGTCTGAATTACACCAGTTCCATGGATCGTCAGTTGTCGGCCACGTAAATGGACCCGTGAAATCTGCTGTAGAATCTAGAGTTCCATTCATATATACATGAGCAGTTGATCCGTCACAAGTAATTGTTACATTGTACCATTGATTTTGAGGAACAACAACTGAACCAACGGATGCACCCTGTATTAAACCCCCTGAACCATTTGGCTTCAAAAAATTGTAATGGACTCTGTTTGCTGGTGCGGCATCCGTTCCAGTCAAATACACACTTGGCGCTCGGGCACCGCCGTCATTGTTTACTGCGTTATGCGCAAAGATGTTTCTCCAACTGGGTGCCGTTCCCGTCACATATAAATCAAAAGACATTGTGAATTTTGCAGACTGACCTGGAATATAAGGAGCTGGTTTTGTTGTAAAAGGTATAGGGGCGTTTCCGGGTATACCTATTTCAAGTGGAGCCCCTTGAAGGAGCTGGCCTGATGACCAAACATCCTGACGAGGGTCCGTGGGTCCTGATGGTCCCGGTGCTGGTCCTGGAGACCCCGCGTCTGGGGACGGCGACCCACCCCCGCCCTGGGTCGCGAAGTAAATAATAGTTATAATACAGATACAGAAACACAAGACGCCAACTCCCAACACGAGAGGGTTCAGCGGCATTTATTACTTATAGCTTACTTTTTTTTGGCGGCACCTTTAGCAATCTTAGCAAAAGGTGTTCTGAGGATATTCGCCTTGAGAACCTTCATGTAGTACTTTTTGAGTTTCTCGTCGTTGGGGTGGATATTGTGTGTCTTTGTGACGTTGTGAGCCACGAGTGAAATAAGACGCTGTTTCTTGACTGCGCTGATGACGCGAGCGAGTTCAGCAACACGGGGTCGAAGCACCTTTTTGGAACGGCGAGTGGTCCTTGCGCGTTTGCGCGTCCCGTGCGTCTTGGACATGGTATTGAGACCTTCAAGCACTTGAACGGTGTTGTTCGGACCTCCCAATTTCTGGACGGCGTTCACAGCCTCGGGACTCGCACCCTTAACGCGAATGGCATATGTCGTGTTACCCTTGGACTCGTTCAGGGCCTCGGCCGCTTTGGCAACTTCGGGGGCGCCCCCTGGAACTTGTACGACCGTATTCATCGCCTTGGTCACACCTCCCGCGTTGTTGATAGCTTGTTGCTGATTCGTTGGGAGAGGTGGGGGTGGCGCAGGACCGCCGGCACCGACGTTCCCACCTCCACGTCCTCCGCCACCAAAGTTGCCACCTCCCACAGGGCCTGCGCCTGCGCCTGCACCACCGACCCGAGCTGCACGTCGCCGACGCATAAGTTCCATAAGTTCGCGTTGACCTTCCGTGTTCCTTACACGCCGGGTATAATTGTTGTTACTTTCACCGTACCGCCGTGGAGTCGAGTAGGACCCTCCTCCGTTGGAGCGCCCTCTTGCCCTTTCACGCTCTCCGTCCCTTCTGAACCTACGGTTTTGATTCTCGAGCGCCCGGCGAATATTCTCGTTCGGAACCCGTCCCAAATTTGATCGCAAATTCGAAAGCTCACGGCCGTTACGGGTATCACGTATATCATTCACGACCATACTCGATGCGTTCCGGCGACCATTGAAGTTCCGAGGCAAAAGACGCAAAAGGTCTCCGAGCTTACGTGCCCGCCGGGACTTACTATATTCGTACTTGATATCCTTGAGTTCCTTTTCAAGGGCCTTTCGGAGAGCCTCTGAGATGACTGGTCGGTTCTCTGGGTACTTGCGCAAAGCATCCAAGAGCTCACGGATACCCATCTTCGTGTAATTGCGTGGCTGCGTGGGTCCGATGGTCCCAGTCGAAGGAGGTGGGGCGGCCCCCTTGTTTCGGTACCACCCCGTCTTGCCGTTACGGGTCGTCAGAATGTACCCGGGTGCTGGGGGCTTTTGATTATATGTGTTTCGGCCCTGATTATTGACGCCTGTTTTTACTGGTTCAATAAAGTTTGGTTGCGTCTCGGGCCCAAATGTCGGCATCTTATCTTTACCCGAGATTTTTCCAAAGGCTTTCTTGAGAGCTGAAACTACGGAACTTGCCAAGTTTCCAGACTTTGGTATTATTTTTTGTATCACCGGAACAATAACTTCGGGAGGCTGTGCTGTGATGGCTTCGGAGCGCGGGATGAGCCCTTTTTTGAATGCTGAAACTATGGCCTTTGCGAGCATCTCTGGAGGGACGGCCCGTGCCACGCTTGTAGCGACCGGAGCCGGTGTTGGAGCGCTGATTGCCTGTGAAACAACCTCTGGACGCACTTGAGTCCCCTTTTTAACTGCGGAAAGTATAGCCTTTGCGAGCGTCTCTGGAGGGACGGCCTTTGAGACGGCTACGGCAGCTGACACCGGTGTTGGAGCGCTGATTGCCTGTGAAACAACCTCTGGTCGGACCTCCGTCCCCTTTTTAACCGCGGAAAGTATGGCCTTTGCGAGCGTCTCTGGAGGGACGGCCTTCGAGACCGCTACGGCCACCGGAGCCGATACATTCGTAGTAATTGCTGGTGCAAGAGTTTGAGGTGGTATTTTCACGCCTTTCCGAGTAGCCTGTAAAATGATTGATGCTATAATTTTAGGATCGATAGTAGGAGGTACACTTCGAAGAGCATTTTCAACAACAGGTTTTGGTGCTTGTTGAACAACAGCCGCGGCTTCTGCGGGTGTAGTTGCAAGGGCCAGACTTTGAAGAAGCGTCTTTGATAAACTACACGCAATACTTGGACACTTTAACATTGCAGAATGTGCCCTCCTTTCAATTTCTTCCTTAGTCCCCTGACTTTGAACGAGTTCTCTTATCTTTTGACTTGTGGGTTTATTATGGTTCTGTACCATTTTACGAATCTTGCGAATCTCCGCAGAGGGTAGACGAATTCGCTTAGAGTTCCACCAATTGAGAACGTTTTTTGCTCTATAATAATTATTAGCATTTGTCAAAGAGTTCAACTTTGCTAGTTCTTTTTTCATTCCTTGAAGCTCATTTTCAGTAAGAGGTCCAGGTGGAAGAATTTCTTCAAATGCAGCCTCCTCCGCCGCCATTGCTCTATTAGAAGGTGAGAGAAAAAGACAGACCCCTTGGGGTCTGTTCGCCAAAAAACGTGTCCTGTACAGCCCAAGGCTTAGAGCTACACGCCATATAGCAAACAACGACAAACATGGCCTCTAAGGAGGCTCCGCCTCCGCCGCGCTCCAACGGAGCGCTCCTCAAGACCCGCCTCATCTCACCGTATCAGCACGATGGCGTCAAGTGGCTCGTGGCTCGTGAGACCGCTGAGTTGAACCCAGGTGGTTTCCTGTGTGACGAAATGGGTTTAGGTAAGACGGTTCAGCTTATCGCCACTATGCTCATTAACCCTAAGCCGCGTACGCTCGTGGTGGTGCCCAAGTCCGTGGTCGGCCAGTGGTGTGACGAGCTCAAGCGGTTTGCGCCGAGCCTGAGTGTAGGCACCTTCGACGGGCCCAAACGTGCCTTGCCGGATGGTGCCTTGCCCAACGTCACGGTCGCGCCGTACTCGGTCTTAGCTGAGCGGAAGGGCGGCACGCGGTGCCCCCTCCTTGCTATCAGGTGGGATCGCGTCATCCTGGATGAGGGTCACGAGATTCGAAACCGCAAAAGCAAGACGCACGTGGCGGCTCTGGAGCTCCGCGGGCCTATCCGCTGGATCGTGACGGGCACGCCCGTCTTCAACTCGATCCGCGACTTTGTGGCTCTGTGCGCCTTTGTGGGTATCCCCAAGGACGTGGCACAGGGCTACACGGACAAGGTCCGCGAGACGTACGTGCTCCGCCGCACCAAGGCTGACGTGGCAAAAGGCGTCTACGACGCCGCGGGACGATGCATCGTCCCTGGAAACGCGCGCCTCGAACTCCCGCCCTGCGACTTTGAGAATTTGGAGTTGGAGATGTACCCTGAGGAGGCTGACCTGTATCGTGACGTGTTCGACCAAGGTCAGGGTATTGTCCGCTCCATATTCAAGGCGGGAAACGTGGCTATGCACCAGATGGAGCTGCTCGAGTGCCTCCTGCGCGTGCGTCAGGTGATGACGTGGCCCCAGATGTACCTGGACGGAATCGCGATCAAAAACGGGATGGACCCCGAGCCGTGGACGGGCCGGTCTCGCAAACTCGAGACGCTCATGGACCTGATCAAGCTCCACCCTAAGGAAAAGGCGCTGGTCTTCACGCAGTTTATGGGTGAGATGGACCGGATCCAAGAGCTCCTGACCGAGGCTGATATCCCAGTCTACAGAATAGACGGGTCCGTCTCCAAGGAGCTTCGGGAGGAGCGGATAGCGGCCTTCAAGGCTGCCACGTCAGCACCCGCCCCCGTGTTCCTGATCCAGGTCAAGGCGGGTGGCGTCGGCCTCAACTTACAGGAGGCGACCCGCGTGTACATCACGGCGCCAACCTGGAATCCCGCTACGGAGCTCCAGGCCATAGGCAGGGCCCACCGCACGGGCCAGACCCGCAAAGTGGTGGTGCGCCGCCTCGTGTACGCCGGAGTGGAGGAGTCCCCCTCCACTCCCCCACTGCGCTCGGTCGAGGAGAGCATCCTGCAGCTTCAAGAGGGTAAAGCCAAGGTGTGCGCGGACGTGCTCGGAGACCCCCGCGTTATGGCCCAAGTTCCCAAGTCGACCAAGATGAATATCCAAGCGCTCAAGCGTATTTTCGCAGTGTAATGTAGTAGAGATGCCCAGTACCCCTAACCGCGCCAGGTCCCTCGCCCTCGCCAAGTCCACGGCCAACGCGCGCCGTATCGAAAAAAAGCGCTACATAGCCCTCGTCAATCAGGTACTCCTCGCCGCCATGCACAACGCCCTCCCAGCCCATCTCAAGTCTCCCTCGAAAAAAAATAAACACAAGAAGTAAATGACGGTTGGTTCTCGCGCTCAGGTGTACCACGGTAACGCCACCCACACGGCCGGTGGTCTGACCAAGAAGGACCTCAAGATGAAGGATGGTGAGCTCGTGTCCAAGAAGAAGGCCAAGGGCTCCAAGTCCAACCCTTGGATAAAGGCGGTCGCAAAGGCCAAGAAGGAGCTCGGCATCACGGGCTTTGCGCTGGTTCAGGGCGAGCTTCTGAAGCGGGCCCGTGAGATTTATTCCAAGTAAACTATATATGTCAGGAATCGTAGGAGGTCTTCAACAAATTGGCGACATAAAAGCTACTATAGGACTTTACGCGTCCCCTATAATAGCCCTTATATTCTGTTGTATCGGTTTCTTTGTTATCCAGGCGTCGAAAAAACCGCCACCTCCAGCACCAAAAGGTCAGCCTCCAAATCAGGCACCTCCAGCCGGACTGGGATATTGCTTTATATGTATGGGTTTCTTTGTTCCACTCATAGCATATGGGTTCTATAAGCTCACTATGGCGTCACCAACCTTTGCCGCTCTTGAAGGTGCCGAGACGGCTGTAAATTTTGTCAAGGCAGTATAGTAAGTAATGCCAGCGCTTCTTGGCCTCAAATACGCGACGAGTGAGTCACTCGTCAACAAGATACTCAAGAAATCGGCAAAAAGGCACACACCCCGGGTGTCAGCGCGACGGGCGGCTCGGGGAACGACGGTACGTCGTTCCCTGCGTCGGGGATCCCCCCATCGGGGGTCCCCTCGGTCAAGGTCTTGACTTGGTAGGCCCGGATAGTCAGACCCCAATTTTCATTATAAAAATACGTCGAGTCCACGTCGATGAGACATGAAAGCTCTTGACCCCGAAACAAACCTTCCCGGACCTCAGGGTTGATCTGTTTCGAATTTTGATCAAAAATATAGACGGCATCATCAATCTTGATCCTCAATGAGTCTTTGAGGTTCGAGTTGAAGGGGGGCGAGGGTGGACCCTCACCCGAAGCCGCCGAACCCGCCGCGGGGCACAACTGCGTCTCAAGAGCCCTCCACCACTGGATAAAGTCCGGGTCAGAAACACTCACCTGAAAACTCTTGTACCCGTTGACACCCCAGGTACACAGACCTCGCGGGACTTGGAACCTCAGAGGCCCACCCTTGTACCTGAACCGCGTTCGGTCCTTGGTCGTGGCGACCATCTCTATTTGGCTCGTATCAATGTCGAACCAAAAGACCATCTTTAAAATAAAAGTCTCGCTCTCTTTTAAATGAGAAATAGTGCCTGGAAATTTGCTAAACACAAGTCCAGTCAAAAACAAAATAACAACACGTATTCTTACGGCATATCTTTGCTCACAGAACGTGGGTCTCGGGAATTGTCTAAATTAATAGACAAATATGCTCAGATCATACGGCACCACGCTAGGAAAAGCGAAGAAAACAACAACAGGAAAAGTGAAAACAACATCAAGAGTAATTTCAATGCGGAATACGCGAACATCGAGGCGAGAGACCGTGCCGAGTACAATAACTTTCAGAAGGCCCTAAAGGAAGTGCGTGCCAAGGCGGCCGCGGCTCGGAAGGCTGAGGAGAATGCACGGCGTGCCAACAACCAACTGAAACAGATGGTGGCTCAACTCACAAAAAGTATCAAAAAGAATCAGCAAAAGCTCCGACCATCCTCGAACGCCCTTGCCGGCCTTGCTCAGTTGCGCAACAACTTGAGGATCAAGCTCAGTCGCGAGTACAAGAGAGCCAGTGAAGCTGGAAACGCGCGGGCTATAGGTCGCGTGACTCGGTCTATTAGGGGGCTAACATCGCCACAGCGTCAGCGACGGTAAGCTCCCGTGAAGGTCTGGCTCCTTTGAAGAGGATACGCATCTCCGTGACCCATGCGTCACTCTGCTTGATGGCGACGAAGGACCCGCACGGACAGGTGTATTCGACCAAGTGGTCTTCCTCTGCGTCGTTAAAGACTGTCAGACCAGCCGTATGGTAACTGAGTTTTATGGGTCTCCGAATGATATGACACCCAGGTATTCTCAGAATGTGTAGTGTTTCCGTTTCCATATTATATACGATCCCGTCATGGGACTTGAGAAGGTACCAGAGTCGCCAACTCTTTGCCTCGTCCAGTCTTTTTGGAGGAATTTTAAAAGCTAATTGAACATCGATAGATGGGTCCGAGTGTTCAATTATCCACCTGATAAGGTCTGTTGGAAGTCTTTTCCAAATTTGACTGTCCATTATTTACTTTCTTTTGCAGTTTTTATATGGTGCACAACTTGCTCGCATTGTGAACCCCTTAATTGGTCCTGTAAGACACTTGTTTTTGGGGAACTTTCGGGGCAACGTGAAAAGCTTCTTATTTGTGAAACGAATACAAACCTTGTTCTTGGGGCCGGCCCGGCAACAAGACTTGACCATCCTTACATTTCACTTGGAAATTAACTGGAACGCACCCTCAGCTTGAGCACATCAGACAACTCTCAGGATTTTCACGCGAGCACGCGAGTTTCTGCTCTTCTGTGGGCGCGACCGGCACAGTGATTTGTATAGGCTTCGCCTTGGGCCGCGTTCGGAGGTAGTATAGCCCTGTTTTGAGTCCTTTCTTCCAGGAATAGAAGTGGCAGCTTGTCAGCTTAGCACTCGTCGGGTCCTCCATGAAGATGTTCAGACTCTGAGACTGGTCTATGTAGGGCCCGCGGTCCGCCGCCATCTCAATCAGACTCTTTTGCGGAATCTCCCAGACGGTCCGGTATACGGACTTCAATTTGTCTGGAATGTCGAGGGCTTGGACCGAGCCTCCGTTTCGGATAATCTCCGTCTTGGTTTCTGGGCTCCATTTGCCGATAGCCTGCAAGTCCCGAATCAGGTGCTTGTTGACCATGACAAACTCACCGGCAAGGGTCCGACGCAGGTAGATATTGGTCGTGTACGGCTCGAAACACTCGTTGTTGCCCATGATTTGAGACGTGGACGCGGTCGGCATAGGGGCTACGAGCAGGGAGTTGCGTAAGCCGTACTTTTTGATATTCTCCTTGATGATGTTCCAATCAAAAACGTTTGATGGTGTGACGCCCCACAAGTCAAACTGAAGGAGACCCTCGGACGCGGGCGAACCTGTAAACGTCTCGTACCGGCCTTTCTTTTTCGCAAGAGCACACGATTCCGTGAGTGCTGCATGATACATATATTCAAAGATGTCCTTGTTCAGTTTGCGAGCCTCAGGAGCGTCAAAGGGCAGACCAAGAATCTGAAACACGTCGGCCAGACCCTGGACTCCGAGCCCGACAGGTCGGTGACGCAAGTTGCTTAGTTGTGCAGGCCGTGTCGGGTAGTAATTCTCGTCTATGACCTTGTTAAGATTCTCAATAACGATTTGAACACATTCGTAAAAATCACTCAAGTCAAAGTACTTTTCAGTCCCAGAGGTTCCATCGGCCGCACCCCACGACCGCTCCTTGACAAAGGCCGGCAAACACATGCTCGCCAAATTACACACGGCTGTTTCGTCGGGTGTGGATACCTCCATGATTTCCGTACACAGATTGGAAGACTTGACAGTCCCGATATTCTTCTGGTTCGATTTCTTGTTGACGCTGTCCTTGTAGCACATGTATGGGGTTCCCGTCTCGACCTGGCTCTTCAGGATGGCGTCCCAGACCTCCCGAGCCCGGACTTTACGCTTGTACCGGCCTTGGGCTACGTACTCGCGATACATTTCGTTGAACTCTTCACCGTACACATTCTGGAGTTTGGGGGACTCATGAGGGCACATCAAGTACCAATCACCGTCCGACTCAACCTTTTCCATGAATAGGTCGGGAATCCAAAGCCCCGTGAACAGGTCGCGACACCGAGCCTCCTCGTCGCCCTGGTTCAGACGCAGTTCCAGAAACTCCATGATATCGGCGTGCCAAGGCTCCAGGTACACGGCGAACGAGCCTTTACGTTTGCCGCCACCCTGGTTGACGTACCGGGCCGTATTGTTGAAGACCCGGAGCATAGGTACGATACCGTCCGCCACGCCATTGGTCCCCTTGATGGGCGTACCGTTCGCCCGGATGTTGCTTATGTGGAGACCGATACCTCCTGACCACTTGGATATTTGGGCACACTCCTTCAAGGTATCGTAAATGCCCTCTATGGAGTCGGACTTAGCGGCCAGTAGAAAACAGCTCGACATTTGCGGACGCTTTGTTCCGCTATTAAAAAGCGTCGGAGTTGCATGGGTAAAGTACTTTTGAGACATGAGGTCGTAGCTCTTTCGGGCACTCTCAAAGTCCTCCCCGTGAATCGCCAGAGCGACACGCATAAACATGTACTGAGGCGTCTCTCCAGGAAGCAGATAGCCCTTCTGAAGCGTCTTGACGCCAAAGTACCCAAAGTCATAGTCGCGCGTCGGCTGGATCCACGCATCCATATCGAGATGGACGGACTTCATAAACTCGTCAGACAGGATACCCTTGGCGTGCAGGGCCAGAGCACAGTCACTAAACGTCTTGGGGCAGGTCTTCTGGAGGTTCGAGACGGTGATACGCATAGCAAGGGTCTCATAGTCAGGGTGTTCCGTGATCATACCGATGGCCACCTCAGCACTCAGAGTATCAATCTCACTGGTCGAAATACCGTCATACATACTTGTGAACACCTTCTGGGCCACCTTGTCGGGTTGGACGTTCAGGACCTCAAACTCGGGTGCCATATTTAGTTTTGAAATTCGCTGAGTCACCTTGTCAAAGAGCATCTCGACCGAGTCGCCATTACGCTTGATGACCTTCATTGTATTTTTAGCGTCGTATTTTTTTAACTTGACTAACAATAATGAGTACGCTCGAGACGTATGACCTCAAGCCGATTCGTCTGTCCGTCTTCACGCCCCTTGGAAACGCCTTCTTTTCTGAGTTTAACCGCGAGGGTATTCACAAGTCCATCACAGATACCATCAAGTCCCAGACGGGCTATGAGCTTGACCGTCAGGATGATGGCGACCTTCAGTCCCTGATGCGCGTCGTGTACACGGACCTGGCGGCCGATCCATACACGGATGTCAAGAACCAAGTGTCCCTTATGAATAAGGAGGTTATCAAGCGGGCAACCCAGACCATCTCGACCGGTATGCTTCAACAGCTCGTATACCTGCGTGACATCACCGAGAACCCCGTTCCTCTTGAGATTCCCGTGAATACCAGCACGTACGGTAACAAGATTCCCAGCAACTTCAAGTTTGGAATCTTTTAGGGCGTAGCCGGAAAACATATGTTTTCCTTTAGTAGATATGAGAGCCCTCGACGACCTACTTCTAGGTTTCTTGATATTCTTCGCCATAGAACGTCTCATTCGTCTCACCAGTAACGCCATCATCGAGCCGTGGGCCGAGAAGCGTACAGACAACGAGAATGTGGTTGAAAACTGGAAGCTCGGTGCCGAGTTTGCGTTGCTCGTTGCCGCGTGTTTCCTCGTCGTGTACTTCAGGAAGCCTCTGGCTCGGCTCATCACTTAAAAGACTTGGGCGTTATGTATTCAATGAATAAGTTTCGTGATGAAACAGCTATGATGTGTCATCAAAAGGGGTGGGACAAGGCACCAATAAGTATAGTTTGGATGCTTTTGAACGAAGAAATGGGGGAACTTGCGTCCAGTATCAGGCAGAAGAAACAAATTTACAAAAAGACTGGTCTCAAGAAGGACAGAGGTACGGATATTATGATGGAAATGGGCGACGTGTTTAGTTATCTGTTTCAGTTGGCCGCCATGCTTGACATAGACCTAGACGAAATGTGGCAGCTCCATCAGCAGAAGGTCAAGACCAAAGTCTACTCGGTGAACAAAAATAATGTAAGCGTATTCTAGAACAATGGCATCAAATCTTATGATAGATGACCGTCTGCAGATTGACCTCTTCAACCCGACCACGTGGACGGGTGACTTTGGCGTCAACAAAGACGGGTTCCGTAAGGATCTCTTTATCGATGGCTCGTACACAAGAGCCATTGATGAAGAGCCAGTAGATTATAGTGACACGCTCGACCCGAACCTCAAGCCCCGGGACCTCTCAGGGAACGTGTACCTCAAGACGACAAGCCCCAACTACGCACCACACGGGGCGTTCCCGACACGCAAGTTCGAGTACTCTGACGGTACAGTGACGTGGTACCGCCCCCTGCTTCCGTGGTGCTGGATGAATGGAGGGGACCAAAAGAGCGGGCCGTTCAGAATCACCAAGAGTCCCTTGTTTATTTTGATGGTTTTGGTACTCGTGTTTTACATTTTGAGCCGTCTCAAAAAGTAGCAACCTTAGAGGCCACCACCTTGACTAATTTCTTTGATAAATTCTCTTTTTCAATTTTGGACCGTGAATCCAACTTGGGGCAACAGTGTACCTCGAGTTGAATGCACTTACAACAAAAAGACCCAGAACACTCGCGACACGTCAGGAACCGGTTTTTGTGTTTACACTCTGGTTTCTTCCCAAAGACTTGGTTGTACGAGTCGAGGTCCGGGTCCGGGGAGGATGGAACCTGCGGTTTCATCCCCTCCTATAGTACCTCACAAGCAATTTGTTTCTTAAACTGGTCGTCCAGAATCTCACAAAGTCCTTGGACTCGTCCTTTCAGGACACGTTGCCAGACCCTCTCGAGCACGGGGAGGACCCGAGCGAACCATGCGCGGTCTCGGTGGACACGGACGACAACAAATTCCTCGGGCTTGGGCGGGACACTCTCAGTGTCCCCCGGGCGATACTGCACAAAGTCACACTCTTCCAAGTCCGTAATCTCGAGTTGAAGTTGGACTTGGGGCCAATAGTGTTTAGGAACGTTGGACGTAATCTTACGAGACTTTGGACACTTAATTTCGACCAAAATTCCATCCTCTGTCACACCATCGGGAGATGCACCGAGCCACGGGTAGTCCCTGTGCTGAACCAGACCAATCTCGTGGGACTTTCTGTTATATTTTTGGTCATAAAGGTCTCGGACTATAGGTTCAAGTAAAGTCCCGTGGGCCGTCGCCTCGTTTCCGGCCCACTTGGTCCTCAGGACTTTCTTTTTGACGAATGCATCTTCAGATTCGTAAGGACTTTCGCCAATAGCACTCGCAGCGTCACTCGCCGTGATCATATTCTCACGGAGGTCTAACCATTCCTGAGACCTTTGTTCGGCGTATTCTTGCGCAATGAGTTCACGGGCTCTCTGAATTGTTGGACTTTCCATTGACGGGTATTTTCTTATTTTTGAAACGGGGGTCAGTCTTAAGTACAATCTCCGCGGCGTTTTGCTCAGCCTGTTTCTTGGTCGTGGCAAATCCAGACCCTCCGTCCATTCCGTCGACCACGACCGTGATGAAGAATTGCCCGTTGTTTTGACCATCGAGGCGGTACTCGGGCAAAGCGTACTTGAGCGCTTGACACCATCGCATGAGCTGGTCCTTCCAGTTATCATCCACAAGGGACGTTTGGACCTTTGTGAACGACTCAAGCACAAACCGCTTGGCGTGGACCATCCCCAAGTCGAGGTAGATGGCACCGACAAAAGCCTCAAAAACATCCTCCATGATGTGCTCATTGGTGTTCCACCCGTTCCGTTCACCCTTTTCATCCATCAAAATCATCTTGTCCAGACCAAGCACTTTGGAGATTTCACACAGGGTTTTGCCCCGGACCATCTTTGTCCGAGCTTTCGTCAGGAACCCTTCCTGTTCCTTTTCGTGGAGGTCAAAAAGGTGTTTCGTGATGACGAATCCAAGTACGGAATCACCCATAAACTCGAGCGTCTCATAGGAACCAGTCAGACCTGAATAGCGTTTCAGGGCTGACTTGTGCGTAAACGCGCGCCGATACAGCGCAAGATCTTTGACTTTGGTCCCGACCAGAGCATTCACGACATCACGTGAAAGTTCTGGAGGGGGGAGTTTGACAACGTTAGTTTCAAACTCGGGGGCCTCCATAGTTTAGTTTATATTACACACGAGGTTTTGTTTTAAGTCTCTTTGGTCTAGGCAGTGGCAGGTGCGGCGGGCTTGGCGACCTTGGGGCGCATCTTCTTCTCCTTTGGGGCCTCCCCAGTCGAGGTCGCTGCGGCGACCTCTCCACCAGTTGTAGGAGTCTCGGCCGCGGCCTTCTCCTTCTTCGCCCGAGGCTTCTTCTCGGTCGGTGGCTTCTCCTCCTTGATATAGTGCGGGTTGATGTACTTCTGAATGTTCAGGAAAGTCACCTGAATACCCTCAGGCACCTGTAGAATATCCTGCAGGGTCGCATCCAGGCTGATGTTCTGACCCGCCTTCAGACCCTTGGCCTCGACGTACTCGTTCACCTTGCGAGTCACCTGAGACCGAGAAATCTTCTCGTCAGCTGCAAGACCCAGGAAGGCCCGCAGCTTTTCGGAGACGCCCAGGGGCTTGTTGAAGCCGTTGTTCTTGGTACGAGCCTCGTGCTTCTCACCAGTCGGGTCCTCAAAGTGCTGACGAATCTTGCGTATGTCCTTGCGCAGAGCGCGCTGCTCCTTGGCGATAGCCTCGATGGCCGCATTCAGAGTCTCGAGAGTAGCCATTGTACTATAGGAACGACGGGACTCTTTAAGCAAGGAAACACCCTAAGATGAGTACCAGAAGCAACGGGATCAACGCAATCAAAAACACTTGCCAAACCTTGTACGTGGGTGGGGGTGGTGTAGTTGACTGAATTCCGCCCGGTAAAAGAGTTGTAGGAGCATCTACCGGCGCCGCTCCAGGAATGTCAGAAGCTTGTGTACTCTGTGGAATGTTCGAACCGTACCCAGGGGGCAAATCGATACCGGCCGATGGTCGAACTTCAACACGTGTGACTGGATCTTTGTTTTCACATTTGCCAAGACAACACCCAGGGTCACACGGGTACACGAGACCATTCTGTTTACTTACGTACCCACAAACAGTTGAATAAAAGTTGAGTGGATCTGTCAGACACGTGCAATCTTTTAGAATGTACTTGGCCCCGCACGAATTCATGTACTACTAAAGTTAAAGATTATTTTTGTATATGTATTACAGATGGAGTACGGAAAGCCTCAGAAGCTTCCAGACGGCCGGTATTTCCTGCGCATTTCAGGAAAGACTCAGCAGGTGAACAGTCTCGTGCTCCAGGATTCGCTCGAGACCAAGACGGTCAAGTTCAAGGTTCCAGAGGGCTCTTCAGATATTTTCAAGACAATTGATGAGGAACTCCTCGCTCAGGCCAAGGCGTCCAAGGTGGAGTGGTTCGGCAAGGAGCTTTCGGACGAGACGATCCTGAACGCCTTTCAGGAGAGCGTCACGGATGGGATTTTGGACGCGTCTTTGGCCACTGTCAAGGGTCAGGTGACCACGACCGCTTTTGATACGCAAAAGAACCCGGTCGAACTCCAGGCCGTCAAGACCGAGTCCAAGTGTGACTTGGTTCTGGAGTTGGCCGGTCTGTGGTTCCTGAAAAAATCGTTTGGTCCCATTTGGCGTGTGCTCCAGGTGCGCGTCCGGGGTGTCGCAGCCGCCCCGACCCCCAAGGAGTACATGTTCACGGACGAGCCAGTGGACGATGAGGACCCAGCGGATTTTCTGGATTGACCCCGAGTTCGGTAGCAACTCTGTTTGGCGCCAGCCCGTCCAAAGTTCCAGGAGGCTTCGCTTGGGCAAGTGGACCCTTCGGGTCCACTTGGAAAAAATATCCCAACTTAGTATAAATGAATCGCAAGGGCATGGCGATCGTTGTCCTCGTCGTCATTATTTTGTTCCTCCTGTTCAGTGGCCGGAAGAGTGGGTTCGGGATGGCTAACCAGGGTCAGATGGCCGTGACGGGCATGAATGTTGGTTTTGGCCCGTCCATGACCACGAGTGGCGTCAATCAGGGGGCGCAGCTCATGCCCGTCGCCGTTCCAAGCGGCTCGGGTGACAACATCGGTCAGACCGTGTCGTCCGCCAGCCTGATCCCCCGTGACGTTGTGGCCACCGAGGATTTCGGCCAGTTCAGCCCAGACAAGATCCTGGGCAACCAGAACTACCTGGATCCCCGCAGCCAGATTGGTTACCCCGAGACGCTGGGCGGTGTTCTGCGTAACGCCAACCGCGACTTCCGCTCCGAGCCACTGAACCCCCGCACCCCAGTGAGCATCTTCAACCTCAGCACGATTCCTCCAGATGTCATGCGGCCCAAGTTTGAGATAGATTACGAATACAGTTGAGTTAAATAAATTCTTTCTATATAGCAGTAAATGAAAAAGTGCAACGTCTGTAAAGATGATAAAGAGCTTACAGAGTTTCATAAAATGAACTGTGCACCAGACGGACACGCGTATACCTGTAAGCCATGTACTAGAGAATACGGCAAAAAAAGAGTAACTACAACTCTTGCAGGACGCATTTCCGTTTTGTGTTCAGCCGCCAGGCAACGAAGCAAAGTAAAAAAGTATGATTTCGACTTATCAGTCGATATACTGAAAGCGATGTGGGAATCGCAGGAAGGTAAATGTGCTTACTCAGGTCAGCCCATGAATTTAGTTGGAAATTGGCAAGTGTCTCTTGAACGTAAAGATCCTTCCAAGGGGTACACACAGGACAACACGTGTTTGATATGTCTTGAACTGAACGGAAGAGACCAATGGACCCCTGAAAAGGTGGAACATTTCAGGAACCTGCCAAAAGGTCAGGAAGTAGACTATAGTAATGAAGTTATAAAAAGTTATAGATTTACTTCAGTTCACAAGGGAAAAATAGACTTGCTTCATTTACGCCAGAAGATGTACGCAGCTAAAATGAATGCCAAAGCCTGGACTACAAAGAAGAAAAACAGAAATATGCTAGATACTACTTTTGATTTGGATTTAGAACGTCTCGTACAGATACTAAAAGACCAGAAGGGACTATGTGCCTATTCTGGTATTGAAATGGGGTATGGCACTGGAAACGACCTTTCACTTTCTATAGAACGGCTTGATCCGAGAAAAGGATACTACCCAGCAAACATAGCTCTTGTATGTAAAATATTTAACGTTGGAGACCATCGGGTTCAGTCAGACGAGGTTCGAGAGTCATATCCTTCGTGGTCCAAGGAAAAATGCGAGATTTTCTTAAAGAAATAATACGGTGTCATCATAGAATGGATTTTAAAACCGCTATGACTGAGTGGGTCGCCCTCAAGGCCCAGTTGGCCGCAGCTCGCAAAGATCTCCAGACGCTCAACACGCGCGAGAAGGATCTTCGCAAGTTTGTGACGCTTCACATGCAGCAGAATGAGATTGACGCCGTCAAGGTTCAGGACAAGGTCAAGGTCAATTTGAAAACAAAAACGACCAAAGGCTCAATAACCAAAGAGGTTATTCTCAAGGGTCTCCGATCATTCTTCGGTGGGAACGAGGCTCAGGTCGAAGGGGCCTGGAACGCTATCCAGGACTCGGCGCCCACCAAGGAGACGGCTTCCGTGTCCGTAACAGGCCTTAAGGACGTGACGCCCTAAATATTCAAGTAAAAATGGGCGTCAACGACGAATATTCACGAGATGCGTACCTTGGCGAACACTACGCATACAATTCGGACGAGGACCCTGACGAATTTGATTCTCAGCTCGACCCAGAGGATTGGCAAGCCGTGTATTCCGAAGACCTTTTGGACGCGTGGATGGTCATCTACGACGAGCTTCAGAGGAACTATCTGACGCACATCGTCAAGTACTCTCAGTTTGTTGATTTTGTTATGACTCCCTGGAAGTGGCGTCCCGTTACAGACCCCAAGCCGACGCACAGGCGTTTATGGTCTGAAATCTCAACCATCGAGACGATAGACGATCGGGTCTGGGAAGACCAGTTTCACGGGTGGGCTCAGCACTACTTGCGGGCTCTTTGAACCGACCACGCAGTGGTCTTGGCTCCGCCGTAACAAAGTTATATAAGGGAAGGGAACCGAAGGTTCCCGTCGGATCGTAGATCCTCCTTCGGGCTCAAATTATATAGCTTTATATAAATAAATGATCGACATAACAGGACCAAAAGTCCTCGTGCCGACCATCCTTTTTGCTCTCTTGAGTCCAGGACTTTTGCTTAGCTTGCCACCAGGTTCCGGACTTTTGATACAGGTACTCTTCCACGCCTTGGTCGTAGCTCTTTTGTCATGGCTCATCATCCATTTTGTTTTCAAATTCACAATGACCCCGGCCGACCTCATAGTTCCGGCCCTTCTCTTCGTCCTCTTGACACCAGGCGTTCTCTTGACTTTGCCACCCAATGGTGGACCGGTGTTCCTCTCAGGTAAGACGGGTATAGTTCCAGTTCTGGTCCATACACTGGTGTTTTCCATCGTGTGGGCAAGTCTACGTGGTTTCTTTCCCCAGTTTTATTAGAGTATGAAAAACCTCATCATAGGCCCAGGCGCCATGGGTTTCTTTATGTACCTTGGCGTCGTCTCGAAACTCAAGAGGGAAGGTCAACTCGATGATCTCGAGGCTTTATCGGGTGCATCGGCCGGTGCTCTCATAGGCTTTCTATTTTGCTTAACAAAAGGAGACCCGACAAAGGCTCTGGACTTTGCTTTGAGTGTTCCCGTCAAGCAAATCATGAAGCCAAACATAAAGTGTCTCCTCAAGGACTATGGTCTTATTCCTCATACAAAAATACGTAAAGTCCTTGTTGGGGCATGTGAGTTTTTTATTGGCAAGGAAGACGTGACTTTTCAAGAACTCTACGACTTGTACCCCGTGAAACTCCACGTATCGGCCTATTGCGTAGACTTTATGAAGACGGTGTACTTTTCGGTCGATACGACCCCTTCCATGTCCGTGCTTGATGCTGTATGTGCCTCGGTCGCCATACCTTTTCTCTTTTCGAGTGTAAAATTGAAGGATGGCTGGAACTATATAGACGGTGGGGCAGCAGAGTTTGTTCCAGGGTCTCCTTTTTTAGGACAAAATAGCGTCTTGGCCATGAAACTCGCATGGAACCGTCTTCCCGAAGTGAAAGATCTCAAGACGTACGCCATGAGTATTCTCTATTCAACAATGAAATTGAGACATGTATATGATTTTCAAACACTTGATTTAGACAACTCAGATTCTGATGTGTATGATTTCGGTGCGTCAAACGATGCAAAGCTCAAGATGTTTTTGAAGGGTTACGAGCAGACCCGCTAGGGTCTGCGAGGCCGGAGGCCTCCCTGTAAAACTTTAGGGACCTGCGGTCCTAGAACTTTTTTCCCTCCTAAAAATAACAAAAGATGCGTACCATTATTCGATCGGGATACGTTCAGCACCGTAAGTCTAAGCGTATCACGGTCCACCGCAAGGATGGAAAGACCTATACGTACACGCGCAAGGCGGGCGTGACCCGCGTGCGTGCCGTGCCTACCAAGGATGTGGGT